ACCCGCAGCGAACAGCAGCGTATTTCTCACATCAAATCTACCGCCCACAAGTGGTATCTGGTATCCGGCGTACCTGACAAGGTTCGCATGAGCTACGACAACTACTTGCTTTGGCAGCGTCTTGCAGCATTCTGCGCCGAAATCTAATCTTATCTGCCGTCATCCTTTTGGGTGGCGGCATTTTTTTGTTGCACGAATGTGCGAATCGCATAAAATGGGAAATGTACGATAGATAACAGTTATCGAAAAGGCATCCTGCCCTTCGCACACTTAACATTACGCTTTAGGCGGACTTCCCAATTTGGGCAGTGCGCTTGCCGAGAGGAAGGATGTCGAGTGATGTTCAAAGAGTATGTTCGTCAAGACGAGTACATCATCACTGCCATTATCTTTGTCCGCAAGCTGCTGGATACTAAAGTCATCACTTTCAAACTCTCTGATTCTCTTATTGTGGGGCTTGAAGGACTTGATGAAGATGGTGGGCGCATCGTCTGTATTATGGTCAACGGCAAAGTCAATTACGCCTTGTCGGAGGCGTTCAGCATGAAACGAGCCACAGACCTCAACCATTTGAAAGACTATAACCTGAAGCGGGAAGCTCCGCCGCATGTCTATGTAGCTGGCTACTGTGACACAGATACTTTCGAGTGGAAGATAGTCAAAGACCATTATACGGGTCTTCCCGGCGTTTCTCTCATTGAGACCGCTCTGGATGCGTCTCTCAAGAACGCATTTCTCTATAGGCTCAACGAACTCGGCTATGCTTGCATCGTAACGGATTCCGACTATCTCGGCAATGACTGCACACCTATCGGGAATGTGAAGCTGAGCACAGAAGAAATCCGCGACATCCAAAAATCGCTGCAAAACGGCGATTACATCTACTAACGAACGAGAGACCACCATGTTTGTAGTCTTCAAAGTCGAACACTTCGACTGTATACTACCAAAAAGAAGGAGAAGTAAACCATGAACATTTTTGTTAAAGGCAAATATGGCCGTAATATGATTATTACGCCCGAAGAGTTGAAGGAAAAATTCGGCATTTCATTCGACATCGTTGCTCTTGGTATCGAGGTTGGTAACGACAAAACTGCTGTCAAGGCCCAGTCTTACCCGGGGTGGGATTACAAGTCCATTGACCTCTGCACGGAAGACAACGGCAATGAAATGCAGGTTGCTTCGCTGACGCTCCCGACTCCCGATGTTCCCGCTCCTTTCATCTGTCTCTATGATGAGCAGGGTGAGGACGAAACAGAATGGTATGCCGGTGCCAGCCTTGCGCCTCGCAAAGAAAACGATACGACTCCTCATGTGGTGTTCGTTGACAGGAACTATGGCAAAATGGTTCCCGAAACGGATATCTTCGAAAACCGCTCGGAAATCAGCACACTTTCCTGCGCTACCAACAAGCAGCTCTTTGACTTCAAAGTTGCCGCAGCTCAAGAATAACATCTGACTATGCGGTCACCCTTTCGAGGGTGACCGCTTTTTTTGTTGCACATTTGTGCGAGTTGCGTACACTTTTAGATAGGGGAGGTGTACCCATTTGAAAATTCTTCGTACACAACAAGCCGCTTCGGAACCGTCTTTGAAAGATGCTTTGCCGCTTGGTACTGTTCTTTCTGTTCGGGAACAGCCGGAGCAGAAATATATGATTATCGGATATGCAACTAACAACAGCCCGTTTGCGTACTATGCCGTTCCTTGGCCGCAGGGATTCATTGGCGAGGAGAGCTTGTTCCTTGTCGAACGCTATGAAATCACTGCAATCAATGGACGCGGTATCTACAATACGGAATCAGCATTGTTTTTGCAAGCGCTGGATACTGTTTTGAAGGGAGGAGCCACTAATGACAGTCAAAGAACTGAAACGAATGCTTGAGGATATAGATGACGACGCTATCCTGCTCACACGCAGCGCCTTAGAGCCGTCCGAATTCGAACAGCCTTCCGCAAGGGAACTTACTGTTGTAACCGTGCGTGGTCGTGTTATGCTGCCGCGCTGGGCGTATGCCTGTAACTTGGCTCCGGACGGTGCTCCGAAAAAAGCGGTTCTTATCGATTGAGGAGGCAGACGTCAACAACCCCGCCTAAACCGGCTCGCCGGTTATAGACGGGGCTTGCGGGGCAACCCGTAAGCCCGGTTGATTAGCCTTGGTGAACGGCAACTTCGGTTGCTGCGAACTCCGTTATGCATTTGATGAGCAATCATCTTCATAATATAGGCACCCCGATTATGCTCCACAAGTGTCGGGCTCTGCGGGCAGTGTATGTGTCAATGACGCAAGCCGTTGATATGTATTACGTTAAAAATCTCTAAGGGTAGGAGATGTGCGGCTGCCATGCCGAAAGGCTAAAACAGTGCATAACATTGGCGAAGTGGACCACAGGGCGCAAGCCCTGACTTATAGTTTCATTACTATTTAACGAAAGGAGTACCTTGCATGAGCACTTGCGTTTGCGTTCTCAGCAACAGTGGTGAACGCTTAATGCCTACCATCCGTCTTGGCAGGGTACGCCATCTTCTGAAAGACGGAAAAGCAAAAATCATTAAGCACCATCCATTTACTATCCAGTTACTGTATGACAGTAAAACGAACACGCAGCCTATTGAAATCTGCGAGGATGTTGGCTACAACTACATCGGCATCAGTGTGAAAAGTCAATCTCACGAGTATGTATCTGCGCAGTATGATACATTACAGGATGAGAAAGCCTGCCACGACAGTTGTCGTAAGTTGCGCCGAACCCGCAGAAACAGATTGCGCTACCGTAAACCGCGCTTCGATAATCGCAAACGCGGCGAAGGTTGGCTTGCTCCTTCTTTGAAACATAAGAAAGAACTCAATGTCAACGTTGTTAAGATGTATTGTACAGTAATGCCTATTACTCATGCAACGGTTGAGGTTGGCTCTTTTGACACAATGTTGCTGCAAGCCATCCAGAAAGGCGAATCAAAACCGGAAGGTGTAGACTACCAGAAAGGTCCCCGCTACAACTTGGCAACCTTGCGTGAGGCAGTGTTCTACCGTGATAATTACACCTGCCAAGTTTGTGGACGCAAAATCGCGGATGGTGCCATTTTACATATGCACCACATGTTCTACTGGAAAGGAAGACACGGCTACCAGCTTGATGAGTTGGTTACAGCGTGTGAAAAATGCCACACGCCAGCAAATCATCAAAAAGGTGGCAAGCTCTTCGGTTTTGGCGAAGATAAAGAATTTGCCAATCTTTCAGGTGCAGCGTTTATGAACGCTGTTCGCTGGCAGATAGTAGATGCACTGCACGCCACATACGGTAAGGAATTTGTGACCATCACTTATGGTGCGATGACAAAGGAAAAGCGAATCATTCTTGGCATAGAGAAAACCCACAGCAATGATGCGTATGCAATGGGAGATTATCATCCGGTACATCGTTGCGTGTTTAGGCATTACCAAAAACGACGCAGAAACAATCGTGTGCTGGAAAAGTTCTATGATGCCACTTATATTGACGCTCGCACCGGTAACAAAGCAAAAGGTAAAGAATTTTTTAACGGCAGAATTAGCCGTAATCACAAAAAGGATTCTGAAGACCTGCACAAGTACCGCAGCAAAAAGGTGTCGAAGGGGCGTCGCTCTATAAGAAGACAACGCTATGCAATTCAGCCATACGACACTGTGCGTCTCGAAAGTAAAACATACATTACAAGCGGGTGCCATAACAAAGGCACAAGACTTTTGATTCCTGCTAATGGGAAAAGTAAGTCCGTAGCAATTTCCAAAGTTCAAGTTGTTTGCCATGCGGGAGCATGGATACAAATCATTTAAATGTTGAAAGGAGGTAAGCAGGAAATGCTGTATCTTAGTCTTTTCTAAGAAACGCATTCCTCCCCACCTAAGCCTTACGGCTATAGATGGGGTGTCCTGCTCCATAATTATGAAAAAAATGCGTATTTATGGCGCAAACAACGTATTCATAGAAGTTACGCGCCGGTGCAATATGTGCTGTGCGCACTGCCTGCGCGGAGATGCCGAAAGCATCGATATTCAGGAGAAGTACATCGATGCTTTTCTCGACAGCTTTGAGAAGGGAGCTTATATCAGCTCTCTTACCTTTACCGGTGGGGAAATCTCTCTGAATATACCGGCAATTCGATACACCTTGAAAGCTGTCAAAGAGCGCGGTATCGCCGTTGGAAGTTTTTACATGGTCACTAACGGAAAAGCCGTCGATAAGATGGCTGACCTTGCTATGGCGAGTCTGGAGTGGTGGACCTACTGCGATGAAAAAGATGACGATATGTGCAGTCTTTGCATCAGCAGTGATAACTTTCACGAAGCAATCCCATATGAAAGTAAAAGTATCCTTAGTGGCTTGAAATATAACCGTGACGATAAGGTAACGGACTTTCATCGGGCCTATTTACTGAACGAAGGACATGCTAAGAATCTCGATTCGAATGTCTATAAGAAACGTGAACCTTATGTAGACAAGCTCGAATACGAATTCAACAAAACCGGCGATATCGACTTTTACAGCGGCGAGCTGTACTTGAATGCCATCGGTGATATCGTTTCCGGCTGCGATTGGTCCTACAAGTCGCAGAAGAAATATCGTTTTGGCAATGTAATGAACAAAAACTGGCTGGAGAACATTACCAACAGTGAGTTGTGCATTGCAAGCTAAACTATATCACTTATACATTGCCACCGTTTTCCTACAGAAACGGTGGCTTTTTTAAAAAAGGAGGCCGCAAATGGCTGAAACAAAAGACATGTTTGAACAAATCAGCGCCATCTTAACCGATAAGAAAGATAAGCCGTTTTCCTATGAGGAACTTGCAGCAATGCTCAAAACTGACCCTGATACCCTCAAAACCTTTGATGAGGTCTATAAGACGCAGGTTCTTGAAAGTGGAGAGCTGCATGAAAATATGCTCCAGTGGGATACAGCTACAGTCAAAGCAATTCTCGACAAAAAGGTCTACTTCCCACCGGAACTCAATTCGCTCATTGACCGCATCGTCACAGAACTGGTGCTTGAAACGCGTCTGTACATCTACAACGCGGAACGCGGCGGCTATTATGTGACATACTCTGCCAACCGTGACTTTATGACGGAAGTCACAAACGAGGAGCTGAAACACTACCCCGAAGAACTCCGTCCGCAGCTCACCGGAAAGTTGATGAAGATTGACATTTCTGAGCCGTCGTACAAGGAACTGCTTCGAAACTACGCAGGCTACAAGAATGCGAAAAACGACAGCACAAAAATGTTCTGCTACAACATGTTCCGTCAAGGTCTTGACATCCTCGACCTTGATGACTTCACTTATCAGATGCTTGAGATGAACCCCAACTCTATGGGCTTCTGGTTCCCTCCTCTGGTAGAAGGGTTGTACGGCAGCGCATTCTTCAAGGTTCCGGACACGAAAATTCTTCGCGTACCTATCACCATGCTGCAGCTTACTCGCCTTGGTTTCGAGACGTTGAATCCTGTTACAAAGGAAATCGTGAACCGTTATTGCCAGAAAGTCTTCCATCTTGATGGATACGAAGACTATTTTATCAAAACGGGCACATATTCTTCCAAATACGAATTCCGCAACGCTCATATCCATAACCCGAAGGAAATCAATGAGATGGGTGAGTATTTCTTGTTTTTGAATCATCTGACATGCTTGATGGCAGGCTCCCTAAACAGTCGTTGCTGCTATGGCGCTAATACTACAAATGAGTGGGTCGTCAGAGAGTATATCAAGGATAAAGAGAACAATCCTACCATTTACAACGGTTTGCCGCTGCACACTGAATATCGCGTATTTGTGGATTTTGATACAAAGGAAATTCTTGGCGCAAGTCCTTATTGGCGCAGCGATGTTATGAAGAACGAATTCAAAGAAGTCAGCAGCCCACAGAAACGCCATGATTATGTTGTCTACAAGATGCATGAAGACATTCTGAACCAGCGTTACCACGAAAGCATTCAAACTATTCTGGCTGAGCTGAAGAAGGTTATTCCTCGCATTGAGTTGACAGGGCAGTGGAGTGTCGATGTAATGCGCAACGGCAATGATTACTACATCATTGATATGGCGCTTGCTGAGAACTCTGCTCTGAATGACTGCGTGCCGAGTAACCGTCTTCGTGCTTATCCGCAGCAGTGGCTGCCTGTGGCTCCGAACACCGAAACCTAAAAAGGGAGAACCATCATGAATACCATTTCACCCGTCTTCATCCATCAGCCGGATAGCTGTCACGGATGGGGCATTGAGTTCAATAAAGAGCGACCGTTTTGGGAGGCAGATGCCACCGCATTTGTCCGCGCCATGTACGATGAGATGCAGAGCCATGACAAGAGCTTTAGCTGGTTTCATCAGTGTGGCAGCGGGCAAGAACAGAATGGAAACTACTACGGTTACCAATTTTTCGAGGTTTGTTCTAAGACTGAGGAAAGCGATGCGAAGCGCATGGCTGAAATCATTGCCGAAAAGATTGGCACGAATGTTGTTTAATAAAGGAGCGTTAATTCATCATGGATACGCTTTCACCTAAAATCACATTGTTTGGCAAAACGATGAACATCAAGGAGTTTCTTACTCTCCTGTACACAGAAGCCAAAACTTCGGGATACGACTCAAATACCGGAAACGTTTGGTGCCTTGCTTATCAACGCAATGTTTCCGCGCCGGGAATCCCGATGGACCAGTTGACGGAAGAACAGCGGCTGTATGTGTATGCCACAACGTTCTTGTCTTTTCTATCTATTGGGAATAAAAAGAACACTCCTAGAGATTTCATCGTTAAAACGCAGGAATATGAGCGTGAATTTTGGCTGAGCGACAACATCAACAACCAAAAAGCCATTCTTCCGGACAAGAATATGTGGCGTAATTTCAAGGATATTTACTTTTACATTTCGACCGACTATGACACAGGCAACGATGGTGTTCCGTTTGCAGACCTTCTGCCGGAAGAACGCATCAATGCCGCCGCCTATTATGTGGAGGAACACCTCGAAGACTGGACGACCTTGCTTAGCTTCACTGTTCCTTACGCCCGGTACACGGATGTCCCCAACGCAAAATAAATCTCATCTTACTGGAGCCGCCTTCGGGTGGCTCCTTTTTCTTTTACCAAAAATTGCGACCGGATGTATAATTGGAAAAAGGCGGAGGTGCAGTATGAGCATATACGGATAGCGGGGCAGAAATGCCAGAACCAAAACATCAAGGAGATACCAACCACATCTGAGATGTCAGTTCAGGCACTTGTTGTCGAGTATACGATGCAACAGATTACGACATGCAGCAATAATTGCATTTTGTTGCGAATTGCGTAAAATATAGGATGCAAATAAAAAGTGAGGTGAAGGAAAGGTTGTCGCAAATCAGAATTATCGCTCCCTATGGGGACAATTTCAGTGTCAGAGAATTTGTGGAATGGGAGTATAACGGCGGAAAAGAAGATTTTGAGCCCGATATGCACTGTAAATCATGGAATACATTGCCCATCGACGGAAAGCTTGGCCACATTGCTTGCAGTCTTTTTGGAGACCTCGCTAGTTTTGGCAGTTATAGCTGCCGTATTGGTGTCTCAGATGGGCATTCAACCTACTACTTCTTCTTTACTCAAGAAGGAAAGGACGAGGAGATTCTCCTCAGCCTTGCCGCTTTTGTAAATGTAATCTACACAAGTGCCGAAGAAACATGCAAACAGGGAACAGGGCTTACTTTTGCAGACTTACCTCTTGCGCAGAGACTTGATGTAATTGCAAAATATATCGAAAACAACTTTGAAGCATGTGTCGCAATGCTCGCCAATGTTCCTTATATGCAATGGACTTAATATTTTTTACCATTTAGTGTTGCACATTTGTGCGAATTGAATAGAATTAAGAATGTAAACCAAAAAGTGCATCGGAGCGGTCAAACGCCGCTTTGTGCTATAAATTCCTCCCCCAAAAGGAGCAGGTTCGTAAGAAGCCTGCTCCTTTCTTTTTGGCAAAAAAGGAGAACCCATGAATCGAGAAGATGTTGCAAAACGTAATGCCAGTATCGTGCGGGATATACGCAATGGCATGCGGATTCGTGATGTAATGAAAAAGTATGATGTATCTCGCTACACATGCTACCGCACCATGCAAAGCGTAAATCGAAAAGAGAGACAAGCAAATTACAGTGACTGGAAAGCCAAGCGTGATGAAGAAATCATCAATCGTTATGCCGATGGCGTCCCAGCAGAACAACTTGCTAAAGAATATAGCGTTCACCGAGCCACAATATACCATATTCTTTCTGAGCACAACAAAGACTATCTGCGACAACGTGATGCCAAAAGACCGAACGCCACTCAATTGGCTCGTGAAGCACGGCAGCAAACATTTATCGAAGCTGTAAAAGCTGACCCGAATCGCTCAGTCATGAGCATTTGTGAAGAGTTTGGCTACTGTTCTTCTCACGGCTTTGCTCTTATCCACAAAGCCGGAATCTACCGTGGCCGAGGACGCAAAAAAGGAGCGAGCAACCATGACGAGGCTTGAGAAAATCCAGCGCCTGAACGCAATTGCAGCAGATTATGAGAAAGGCATGTCTCTGCCTGCCCTGGCAGAGAAGTACGGTGTCTGCGTACGGACCTGCTACCGTGCCATTGACAAAGATGCCGTAAAAGAACGTACTGTCGCTCTGAACAAAGCGACAAAGCTGGATACCGAAATCTTGAATGATTATATCGCCAATATGTCAGTAACAAACATTGCAGCGAAGAACAAAACCTCCACAACTCACTGCTACCGTGTTGCAAAAGAAGCGGGACTGTGCAGCTTGGAGCAGGGTCGGAACCGACGGTCATCCCGCCTTACGGAACGCAACAAGGAAATCTATGCCAAGCGGAAAGCCGGTGCCTCAGTCAAAGAATTGGCAAAAGAATATCAGTTGAAGGTCCCGACTGTCTATTGCATTCTTGAATATATGGAATGGGGTAGAAAGCCATGAAAATTCGGTTAATTTTGTGCGCTGCGCTGACATTTGCACTCACTGCTTGCTATCCCGTTAGCACGCTTCCTGCAGATGTTCCTGTCGGCTCAGCAAAAAGTATCGTAGAGAAGGAATTGGAAAAATCCCCGGAAGAAGAATTCACAAACTGGCTAGAAGCAGAGCATATCACGCCGTATGCTTTCGGAGATTGGGGAGAGGCTTCAAATGGTTCCTTCACAGACGGCAAATGGCACGACGTCAAGCTTCGCATCACAAAAGTCACAACGGAAAGTGAAAACGAGGACTACATCGAAAATGTCATCGCCTACAACAACACCTACGCCACTGTGAAATTTGGCGAAGATGAAACTATCAAGCTGGAAGACGGCATTGATGATGCCGAGCTTATAGTAGTTGATTACGAAGTAGAGCTTCCCGAAGATTATCCTTGTGACGGAAACGCAGATGTAAACCTGTCTGTTCGTGACCAAAGTGGTCAAACGCAAATGATTAAGCTCGTGACAAGTGAAGAACTTGATATGACTCCCGGCACAGTATACGCCAAGCGCGGTATCTTTGCACGCAAGCAGGGCGACACAAACTATGTGTTCGAATCCCTCCGCTATCAAAACGACGCCGCTATTGAAGGACTAGATGAAGGGGCATCCGCCAGAGCATTGGAAGACAGCTTTTTCTCCAACAAATAATACCCATACAAATTCGAATAACAACACCGGACCTGCTGCGAATATTGCGGCAGGTCTTTTATTTTGAGGTAATAGCATGAACGACAAAGACCGTACACTTCTTCGCTATGTAGTAGAAGGGGATATTCGTAAAGCCCAGCAGCAGGCAAAAATCATTCTTGAGGGTATCACGACGGCAAAAGACGAGCAATTCAAGACCCGCTGTCTTTCTCAGCTCTCGGCAAAAGCACCGGAGCTTATCGAACTTCCCTATAACATGCAAGGGTTACTTGTGGCAGAAGATGTCACTAATTTCCCGGAAAATCGGTATTTGCTCCGTGATTCGGAAAAAGCTGTAATAGAACGTCTACTGAAGACGAGGAAAGCCTCTCTCCGACTTAAAGAACTTGGCATTCACTACACATGTTCCTTGCTTCTGCAGGGCGAACCGGGAACCGGGAAGACCGAACTGGCACGATATATTGCATACAAAGCAGACTTGCCTTTCGTATATCTTAAATTCTCCGGACTTATCAGTTCTGCTCTTGGGAAAACGCAGCAAAACATCGGGCATGTATTTGACTATGCTCGGCGTTCTCCTTGCGTGCTCTGCCTTGACGAGATTGATGCTATCGGCATGAGCCGTGGCGGAAAAGATGATGTTGCCGAGATGAGCCGCGTAACCATTGCTCTGATGCAGGAGCTTGACCGTCTCCCGAACGATGTCATTCTCATTGGCACGACCAACCGTTCTGACCAGTTGGATGCAGCATTGTTCCGCCGGTTCAGTTTTCTTCACCGCGTACGGAACCTTGACAAGAACGATGCCGCCACTTTAGCAAAGATGTTCCTTGCATCGACGGGATACCCCACCACCGAGCACACCGTATGCGATGTACTCGAAACCATCGAAAGCTTCTATACAGCGAGCAATGTGACGAAGGCTTGCACGGATTATCTCGTCAATCAAATTGTCAATGAAGAGCAGGAGGAGAGCCATGCGTGATTTTGAGCCCCGTATCCGCATGAAGCGCGGAACTGTAGCAGAGGAGTACCCGGAAGTCGCAGCTATGTGGCATCCTACTGCAAATAGCTTTACTCCTTCAGATATTACCGCCGGAAGCAATCAGCGTGCAGCGCTTATCTGCCCTGTGTGCGGTTATGGCAGCGATGGAGAATGGCAACCAGCTGTCGCTTCGGCTTGTCGTACCAAGGGTGGCTGCCCGGTCTGCTCCGGCAAAATCGTAGTTAAGGGTAAGAATGATGTTGCCACCGTACATCCAGAAATTGCGGAGCAGTGGCATCCGACGCTCAATAAAATCAGCCCGGATGAAGTCACTTCCGGCAGCGGGAAGCATGTCTTTCTCGTATGCAAAAACTGTGGATACGGCAAAAAAGGGGAGTGGTGTCCCGTCATTGCATTTGCCTGCGGCAGCGGTGACAATCATACCGGCTGCCCGGCATGTGCTGCCAAGGCGCAAAGTGAACGTCTCAAAGCCTATCACGAACGGCGCAGAAAGGGGCGGTGATGTTATGCGAAGTCATTTGAGAGCTGAACCTATCATAAACGCTAAAAGAGATACTCCCTATAACATGAAAACGCAAAAAGAAATTGGATTATTGGGAGAAAAGGTTTGTAGGAACTTCCTCATAGATTGCTGCGCTAAGCACCGTTTTGGCTTCGTACGATTTGAAGATGTTCGAGATGTCAAAATGTATCAAGAAAGAGACATTGACTTTATTGTTTACACTTCAAGCGGGAAAACAATAACACTTGATGCCAAAGCGGATACATATACCACAGGAAATATTTTTCTCGAAATTTATGTTCCGGGTTTTAAGCTTGGGAAAAACGGCGTTCCTATCGCAAAGTATACAGAAAATGGAGAACGAGCCGGACAAAAACCCGGTTGGCTGTTTCGAGGAGCAGACTTTATTTTCTATTGTTTTTTAAACACAAAAGAAATCTTTGTTTTTGACAGGGAATGTGCGGCGTATTATGCTTGCGAATGTGCAATGTCGGGAATGCCGCTGATTCCCATATATAGAACAGCAAAAAACGATGAAAACCGTGGAGATAACCGCAATTACTATGGCATGGGAATTTGTCCAAACGCCTTGCGAATGATGAACAGCAATATTATGAGAAATCATATGTGGCTGTGCCATTTCCAAAAAGGGCCTTATTATAATCCTTACACGAAAACTTATGACCATCCGAAAAAATCCGCCTGAGAATGTGAATTTTTCGCAAACAATTGCCTCATAAGCTACAAAAAAGTGTTATAGATTTGGTATAATATAGATAGGAAACGGAGGGAATTATTGTGAATCAAATCAACGCTGTAACGCTTGGAAAGCTCATTGCTGCACACCGTGAAGGCGACGAGCAGAAGTTCAAAACCTATGTTGATTTTATCGCCAAAGCCTATGAAGAACAGGGAAACGACCGTGCCGCTAACATCATCCTCAGCAACTATACGGGTGATTATGGCGAGCAGGGGAAGGTCGTTCTGGATGAACCAACCGAACAGACTACATACTACGAGACAGGCTGGTATGAGCCTGATGTTTTGGGGTCCGGTGGCTCTTATCGCGGAGTTACAAAAGCAACTTCCGAGGAAGAAGCATTGCAACGGCTGCTGAAACACTCTGCCGACTATGCACATCGTATCACCGTATATAAGAAAGACGGCAAAATCGTAAAGCGGGAAATTTCTGAGTATGACCAATGGGAAAAGAAGTGGTCAACATAAGAAAGATGGCAAAACCATAAAGCCAACAACCCCGCCTAAACCGGTTCACCGGTTATAGACGGGGCTTGCGGGGAAACCTGTAAGCCCGGTTGATTAGCCTTGGTGAACGGCAACTTCGGTTGTCGCGAACTCCGTTATGCATTTGATGAGCAATCATCTTCATAATATAGGCACCCTGATATGTTCCACAAGTGTCGGGCTCTGCGGGCAGTGTATGTATCAATGACGCAAGCCGTTGATATGTATTACGTTAAAAATCTCTAAGGGTAGGAGATGTGCGGCTGCCATGTCGAAAGGCTAAAACAGTGCATAACATTGGCGAAGTGGACCACAGGGCGCAAGCCCTGACTTATAGTTTTATTACTATTTTACGAAAGGAGTGCCTTGCATGAGCACTTGCGTTTGTGTTCTCAGCAATAGTGGTGAACGCTTAATGCAAAGCATTGAGAAGGAGCAGTCGCTCCGACATCGAGAAGTATTCTCCGGAGGTCATAATGCGGTAAGAAGCAAAAAGCAAACGGATGCACTTCTCAACGAGGATGTCTCGAAGCTCTCTAATGCCGATATTGAGAAGGTCCTCACTTTTATCCGCACAAACGCCAAGACTTTCCGCCAAAAGCTTCGTAAGCTGTACATAACCCAGCAGAAAAAGCAAATCGACGTCAAAAAAACGATTGAGAAATCCGTCCAGTGTGATGGCGAGATTGCACGACTGTACTACAAAAAGCCGATAAAGTCCAAGGCAAATGTCGTGATGTTGGCGGATATTTCCGGGTCATGCCGCGCTATGACTTCTCTCGCTCTGACGTACATGGGTCTGATGAGGGAAGTATTTCCCGGCGGCTGCCATTTGTTCGTTTTTGTGAATCACTTAGTTCCTGTTGACCGTTATTTCTCAAATGAGAACGTGACATCCGCTGTGGAGAGCATCAACAAGAGCGTTCCAAGCCGAGGTATCTACTCGAACTACGGTGTGCCTCTCAAAGAACTGCGCTACGACAATACCGGCATCATCAACAAGGATACCACTATTGTCATGCTGGGGGACTGCCGAAATAACAAGAACTATTCTGGCGTGGAAGAGGTCGAATGGCTCTCTAAGCGGGCATCCAACTTCTTCGTTCTGAATCCCGACCCGCTGAACAAATGGGGACAAGGGGACTCAATCGCCGACCTGTACGCCAAGAGTGGGGCGACGGTCTGCCGGGTAAGTTCAACGCAGGATTTGCTGACTTTCTTGGAGTCTGCGAGCCTCAAAAATCACACCTAACATGCGACCACAATATATGGTGCATGTCGCAATTTGTTTACATTCCATACACTATATATTGTGGTTTTCGTATTGACTATCCGTACATATTGTGGTATAATGCTAATGTACTCAGGAAAGGCGCTACAAGCAAATCTCCTGAACATGCTCCTGTAGCTCAACTGGCAGAGCAACTGTCTTGTAATCAGTAGGTTGCAAGTTCGATTCTTGTCGGGAGCTTTTGGCAAGCCAGCCTGCATCTGGTTTGCACGGGCACTTCGGCAACATCTGAAGCGCCTTGCCACTCGTTAAGACGACCTCCACGCGGTGAGTGGTGGGCAGCGGGGTTAAATCCGTTGGCTGACGTCTTATAAGATTGAAAGTAATCGGCGGGTCGCAGGTTTAAGCCCTGTCGAGAGACCCCGCGCTACCAAGAAATTGGTGGCGCATCATGACACGGGGTGTAGCAATGGTAGCTTGCCAGTCCCATACGCTGGCGGTTGTGGGTTCAAGTCCCATCCCCGTACCCACGTCCTGACCGAGACGTAAAGCCGGTCAAATACCAACCCATGCAGCCACCTGTCTTGCGTCATGGGTTGGTCATATGGCTCGATAGTTCAACAGGTTAGAGCACCAGCCTGTCACGCTGGAAGTTGTCGGTTCGAGCCCGATTCGAGTCGCCATTGGGTGTAGTACAAGGGAATGCGTCAATCGCGCGATAAGGCGTAATAGTGGAGTACAGGTGCGACGCGTAAGCACGAACTACGGTGGTGAGACACCACCCACCCAAAACACATCCATCGGTCAGATGTAAAATGACCGAAATATTCTGGTGTCGAATACGAAGGTTGTAATATACCGCCGGTTAATTCGCTCGTTGCGCACGAGAAAAGATGGTTCGACCCCATCCACCAGAGCCGCGACCCGCTGAGGTAGCCCTAACGGGTCGAAATCTAACAAGGAGGACAGTCCGATGCAGTAATTACCGCGTCCGAATGTCGGCATCAAAGAAAGGGACACGCCAATGCACTAAGTAACGTCCGCATAGACGCAACAGTGAAAGGGTCACTCCGATGATGTAAACCACCTTGTGGCGGGTAGCTACCGCCAACGCAAGCTAGTCCACATCTGGCTTGCATGGGTACGCCGGTCATTATCGACGTACCTTGCCGCTCATGAAGACAGCCTCCACGTGGCGAGCGGTGGGCAGCGGGGTTAAATTCGTTGGCTAATGTCTTATAAGATTGAAATGGCCCAGGTCATGGCTTAAAACCGACTTCCCCGTGTTGCAAAACGCCTTCGGGCGTTCCCTCCGGGGTACGGCGTCGGCGGACGCTCAACGAACCCCCTCAAGCAGCAGGGAATACGCGGAAGCTGCTTGCGCGGACTGGTCTACACAATCCGCGTTACTGCTCGGAAGACAACCTCCTCGTGGTGAGCAGTGGGCAACATCGTTGCGGTCAACAACCGCAACATGGCTAAGTCTTCAACTATCGGAATCGCATCACAACTCCCGGTGTGAGCGGTATCCAAAAGGTCAGGAAGCCGTGTGGGCGAGTGCTTCCTCTTGGGCTACGGTCCAGAAACAACAAATCTCGTCCCATCAAGCATGCAGACGTACGAGCATCCCCGTTAAGCCGGGGCGCAGCCAGACGCGACACAGCCGCCAAGGCGGGACTGCTGCACGGCAACTGGTAAGTATGCCGCAGTCCCAGACACAGCCCACAGCAAGAGCCGCCCATGTACTTGGGCGGACAAATAGGGCTGCAAGAATCGAAGTTGACCAACGCTCAAGTGCTTTCCCGGATTCCCTTGCCCAGTCAGCATTGTGGATTTGCGGGATTGCTAGAGGGTGTAAAGATGATGTTCGGGGTTGACCACCTCCAAAACGAGCATCATGGCGGGGCTAAGTGAGGGTTCACCCGCAATTCTATGCAGGTATCGTATAACGGCTAATACTTCGCCCCTCCAAGGCGAAAATGCGGGTTCGATTCCCGCTACCTGCTCCATCGTCGCCGTCACCGTACGCCACGACATTAAATTTGGCGAGCATGGTCCACATGTGGTCCGCTGTCGAATGCCAATGGACAGCCTATAAAAGAATCGGCAAACAGGTGCTGTGCCTGAGAGTATCCGAGAGTCCCGGTGTCAGTCGCGAATGAGACCGGAAAACAGCGGAGAGGGTACAATGCAGAATCCGTCGGCGTGGCTGCCGAATGGTACTGGAAGAAAAGGGTTGGCTGCCCTGATTGCGGGATGATAACCAGTATAAAACATCCTACCGTGCTTGGTTAGCTCAGCAGGTAGAGCGGCGCATTCGTAATGCGCAGGTCGGCAGTTCGAATCTGCCACTAAGCTCCACGGTCCGATTGGGTGACGCGCTCTTTGAGAATCCGCCCAAGAAGCTGTCAGCGGGGGCATGCACTTGCTGACGGTTGGCTAAGTCCTTACGGAAGTCGTCGTAGCCGGAACCGAACACGAATAGGCGACGTAAAGCCCCGCATGGCAGAGCGTTATCTGCTATAGCGCATGACAACTCTAACATAGAAGGGAGGTTGATTCCAATGGAGCAGGCAATTATCAACGTCGAAGGAACTTCAACTATCGAGACTGCAGCAGCAGCCAAAAAGCTGATTGAGACATTCGGAAGCCAGAACATCCGCGCCATCTCGGTTAAACGCGTGAACGAGAATAGCAACGAGGTCGTTGTTGAACTCGATTTTGTTCCGGGTCTTGCACAGCATCTGCACGGTTTCACTATGCAGGTCAACGGCTTGACCGCAGGCTACGACGGCACCGGTCCCTCAAACCTGTACGAAGTCCTGCAGGCGGCTGGCGTAAGCGAAACGCTGGTAACGCGTGAAGACATCACGCAGAAGGATGCCAAGACCATCCCGCTGCATCTGGAGCGCGAGGTGAAGCAGTACGGCGAACTCCAGTACGCCTAAAGAAAGTATCCCCTATGTCGACAGCCTCTTTTGAGGCAGGGATGAACAATAGACAGCACGAGCGTCTAACAAAATGTCGAATTAAGATTGAAAATGGACTTGATTGCGTGTACTGTATCACGGTACACGAGTCATTTTCGTGTGGAGCCCTTTGGCGGGTGCATCCCGCCATCATGGGGGTATAGCTCAGTTGGGAGAGCACCTGCTTTGCAAGCAGGGGGTCGAGGGTTCGAATCCCTTTATCTCCACCAACAGGGTCGCTTCGTTTTCTGCGATGGCCTACCCTGGGCTTGATTGTGTACTGTTTCGTACAGTACGAGTCATTATCGCGCGGAACTCCTATAACTATGACCACGAA